TGGCTGGTGTTGCGTACTAGGTATGATGGGCAACTTTATGGTCATACCGTTTACCAACTTTGTACTAGCTTTGTTAGCTATTGAAGTTACTATACCACTCATTGACCTAGAGACTATGATGCCTGTACTAATGGGTATGCTTGGTCTTGGTGCTATGCGCTCTTATGAAAAAACCAAGGGTGTATCAAGGGAAAAGTAAATGGCATATTACATAGGCACACAAGAGTTTGCAACTATTGGTGAAGCCACGGACTTCATGCGTAGGAATCCTGACGTAGCAGAAGAAGGTTTACGCATCACGTCTGAGCCTGTAGAAAGCGAAGGTATGTTGACTGGCGGAGTAAAAGGTGAGCCTACAAAGCAGGCCCCTATCGTTCCTGACGAGTCTCCTTCTGCTACAACTCCTCAAACCTTTACGTTTGTTGAGGGCCGTGAAAAAGGCGATGGAGACTTCCAAAACTACCTCTACGGTCAAACCGGAGAAGTCCAACAAGTTACTGTAGACGAACTGCGTGACTACTTTGAAAGTGACGAGGTAAACCGCCTACGTGAAATGTTTGGCACGTTTGATAACTACCTTGCTTACATGACAGAACGTGAGCAGTTAATTCAGTCTGGTGATTACGACACAGGCAACTGGTCAGAGGCCGACGCTGGTTTTACCGAAGATCAAGAAATGATCCTTGAGGGTGACGCTGACCTTACTATTGACCCTAGCGATCCCGGCCAAAACCTAGAAAACTTACGTAGACAACAAACCAGCACACAGCAAGGTGCTTACAACAACTGGTTGAACTCTGAAGCTAACCAAGCGTTGCTACAGAAGTACGGTGTACAGTCTACAGTGTACAGTGGGTCTGGTGATAAATTCCAATGGAACGGCTCTGCGTACGTTAAGGTAGAAGAAGTAAGCAACCCCGGAGTTACTGATTTTGCAAAGTCAGGAATCTTGGCTGCTATGACGTACTACATGGGGGCAGGATTAACTGATTTTCTTTCGTCAAGCACATTGACAACAGCTTCGGGTCAGACAATAGCTGGACCCGGTTTAAGTTCTTCGCTTGCTACAGGAGCATCTTCCGGTATTGCAAATGCTGCGATGCAGTTAGTAGCTACAGGTGATTTAGACTTTGGAGAAGCTTTGGAGTCAGCGATAACCGCTGGTCTAGGTGCAGAAGCTCTCAGACAAATTCAACAGTCTGGTGTTTTAGATCAGATTGTAGAAACAGTAGGCGAATACACCGAAAGACAAGATTGGGTTAGTTTAGAAGACGGGACTTTATTTAAATTAGTAAACGAATATGACGCCAATGGTAATTTAGTAGACTCTCTTAGTCGTGTTTTAATGCCAAACGGCGGGACTTTAAGTTTTGAAAACTTCTTACAGTTTGCCGCCGAAGGAAATTTTGGAAGTCCAGTTCTTTTAAACGCTGTAGGTCTTCCTGTTTTCTTTTTCAGAGAAGGTTTACAAACACCTGAGTTTATAGATAGACTAATACAGGCAGCGTCTGATGCTTATTCTGAAAATGGATCTGCTTTTAATCGAATTGTTAACTTTCTTTCTGGAGGGTCTTCTTCTGGAGGAGGCAGTAGTTCGTACGAAGCAGTCTTGACTGGAGACTTAAACAGCACTTCAAATAATGTTACACTTTTAAACATGTTAAGAAGTGAACTAGAAAACACAACAGACCCAGAAACAAGAGCAGATCTTGAGCGACAAATAGAAGCTTACGAACAAACAGTAGAAGATGAAGATGAAGAAGAAGTAGACGTAACCGAAGACGACACAGTAGAAGACGCTGATTCAGCACTGGCGGACACGACTGCGGACAACGCTCCGGGCATTACAGAAGAAATGTTCCAAGACGTTGTGGACCAAGTCAGAGCAGACAACCAAGTTGAAACGCAAGAAATTATTGACGCCCTTAACGCTCTTGGCGTTGCTGACTTACCTACTCTATCTCAGATAGAAGCAGCGTTTCCTGAGTTAAATGACGTATCTCTTGGTGAAATTAAGGACACTGTTTCTACCTTGCTGTCTGAAGCAGGTCTATTGACTACAGAGCAGTTTACTGAGGCTATGGCTGGTATACTAACCCCAGACCAACTGGCTACTGCTTTGGCTGACCTGCCTTATGGTGACGCACAAGACTTTATAGACGCTATTAGTAATGCTGGTTACGCTACACCAGAAGACGTTGCAACTGCTTTGAACAATGCAGACCTAATGAGCAACGAAGACTTTAACACTTACATGGAGCAGTTTAGAGAAGACGTTGTAGGCGACGTAGGTGCGCTACTAGACACAGCTTTTGCTGAGTTTGCTTTCCCTGAGACGTTTACAGACGAACAAATACAACAACTTAGGGACAGCATTGTAATACCCGAAAGCGCCTCTATGGAGCAAATACAGGCTGCTCTAGACGCTTTGGCAGAACAGATACCTACTGCTGCTCCTACTTTAGAAGAAATGCAGACTTTGTTTAACACAGAGTTGGCTAACTTAGATATAGCAAGTCCACAAGACGTAAGAGACGCTTTAGCAGAGTTTAACTTTAGTGAAGCTCAAATTGCACAAATAATCAACGCTTTGCCTGAAGGCTTGTCTGTTGCAGACTTGGGAACAGCTTTAGAAGGTGTCGTAGTAGGAGAAGATTTAGACGCTGCTGTTACAACCATTACTGACGTTATTGGTGGCTTAGATATTGCTAGTCCAGACGATGTCCGTGAAATCCTAGCTAACTATGGCTTTACTGACGCCCAGCTTGAACAGATTGCAGGATCAATAACAATACCTGAGTCTGCTACTGTTGCGGAAGTACAGGCCATTGTTGATTCTATTCCTGTAGGATTAACAGCAGAAGAAGTTGCTACACAGTTAAGCAGCCAGTTTGAAGGACTTACCACAGGTATTGCAGGAGTTCAAAGCGGCATTGACCAGTTAGCCGAAGACTTAGGTTTGTCTACGGAAGGCCTTATTGCTGCTATCAGTGGACTTGGTGAAGCAACCGGAGAAGACCTAACTGAGCTACAGACAAACATCCTTGAAGGTTTAGGGATGCTTTCTGAAAACTTGGGCGTAGACATTGGCGACGTAGTTACCTCTGTTACTGACCTAGGCGAAGGCGTTGCCGAAGGTATTGAAGGTTTAGGCGAGCAGCTAACGGGTCTTGGCGAAGGCATTACAGGTGTCCAAGGCGGTATCGAAGAACTAGCAGAACAACTAGGTCTGTCTACAGAAGACTTAATAACCGCCATTGGAAACTTAAGCACTGCAACAGGCGAAAGCTTAACAGGCTTAGAAACGTCTATACTTACTGGCTTAGGAAGCCTAGCAGACACTTTAGGGTTAGACGTAGGCGAAGTTGTTACCTCTGTTACTGACTTAAGTGCTGACGTTGTTGAAGGCATCGAAGGTTTAGAAAACCAATTAACAACAGGCTTTGAAGGTGTCCAAGGTGGTATTAATGCCTTAGCAGAACAACTAGGCGTATCCTCTGACGACATCGTAACTGCTATCGGCAACCTAGGCACTTTGACTTCTGAAGAACTAACAGGGTTTGAAACCTCAGTCCTAACAGGGTTGACTGACTTGGCTAGTACATTAGGCCTAGACATTGGTGATGTAGTTACTTCTGTTACTGATCTTGAAGCAGGTCTTACAGAAAATATTACTGGTCTTAGTGACCAACTTACTGGTGTTGAAGAAGCAGTAGGAGGAGTTACTACAGCCGTAAACCAAGGCGTAGAAGACCTAGCAGAGGCTTTAGGCGTACAGACAGACGACATTACGTCTGCCATTGTTACCTTAGGTTCGGGCCTTGGTGGAGAACTGACAGAGTTAGAAACATCGGTACTCAGTGGTTTGACAAGTCTTGCAGACAGCTTAGGCACTGACGTAGGCACTGTAGTAGACTCCATTGGTGGTCTTGGTACTGGAATTAGTGAAAACATTCAGGGACTCTCTGACACGCTTACAGAGCAACTGGGTACAGGCTTTGGTGGTATCGGTGGACAGCTTGAGTCTGGCTTTGGGCAGCTTGGGCAGCAGCTAGGGTTGGCTACATTAGGACTCTTTGGTTTAGGCGCTAAACAACCAACGGCTCAACAGATTGCTGCTGCAAAGCCCTTTGAGTTTAAGCCTTTTGAAGAAAAAGCGTCACCAAGGCAAGTACAGCAGGTAGTACGGTCAGGGCCTATAAAACAACAGCCTTCTGCCTTACAACAACTTAATCAATTTTTAGACAGGCAGTCGACTACACCACAGAAACCCCCTAGAAAACCGGGAATGTTAGCATGACGTATTTAAACCTAATGAACAACGTGTTGCGTAGACTTCGGGAAGACGAAGTTACTACAGTTACTGCCAACACGTACAGCAAAATGGTTAGTGATTATATTAATGACGCTAAGAAGATAGTAGAAGAGTCTAACGATTGGTCAGCTTTACGTGACACTATTGTTGTGTCTACTACTGCTTCCGACAACAGTTACTCTCTGACAGGCGCTGACGACAATGTAAAAGTCATGTCAGTAATTAATGACACACAGAACTGCTTCATGGGTTACCAAACTAAAGACTGGTTTAACGAGCAGTTGTATGTTAATGAAGTAGTAGAAGGCGCACCACGGTACTACACGTACAGCGGTTTGGACTCTAGTGGTGACACGCAAGTACTCGTTAGCCCAACACCAGACGGTGTCTACAGCTTGCGGTTTGACGTGATTAAGAGACAGGCAGACTTAACTAGCGACACAGACGTACTACTTGTACCAGCGATGCCTGTAGTCCACCTTTCGGTAGCTTTGTTGGCCCGTGAGCGTGGTGAGACAGGCGGTACTTCTACTGCTGAGTACTTTGCTATTGCTGACAAGTTCCTGTCTGACGCTATTGCTATAGACGCTGCAAAACATCCTGAAGAAATGGTATTTAGGACTATTTAATATGGCACAAGAATTACGTAGCATCAATCTTGTAGCCCCGGCGTTTAAAGGTGTTAACACCGAAGACTCGCCGTTGGCACAGGACCCATCCTTTGCTGAGATCGCAGACAACGCTGTGATTGACAAGCGTGGTCGTATTGCTGCACGTAAGGGCCACGACGTAATTACGACTAACAAAACTGTCCTTGGGTCTGACTCTATACGCTCCATAAAGGAATTTAAGGACAACGCAGGAAACACTAAGGTTTTTTCTGTTGGTAACAACAAGATTATCAGTGGCACAACTACGTTAGCTGACGAGACTCCCGGTAGTTACACAATTACCGCTGACAACTGGAAGATGGTTAACTTTAACGACAACACCTATTTCTTCCAGAGAACATACGAACCGTTAGTGTACAACAACACAAGTGGCTCTGTTGTCAAGCTAAGTACTGTTACAGGTGCGTCAGCAACAGCGGACATTCCAAAAGCCAACGAAGTGTTGTCTGCTTATGGTCGCCTCTGGTGTGCTGACGTAAGCAACAACAAGTCTACTGTTTTTTGGTCTGACCTACTGATCGGCCAAAACTGGACGGGTGGTACTAGCGGCTCTATTGATATCTCAAAGGTATGGCCTGATGGCTATGACGAAATTGTAGCTTTAGCCGCACACAACGGCCTTCTTATTATCTTCGGTAAGCATAGCATTGTGGCGTATCAAGGTGCAGAGGCCCCAGCAAGTATGACACTGGCTGACACTGTAGCTGGCGTAGGTTGTGTCGATAGGGACACCGTGCAGTACACAGGCACAGACGTGCTATTCTTGTCACACACTGGCCTTAAGAGCTTCGGTAGGACAATACAAGAGAAGTCCTTGCCTATCAGTAGTTTGTCAGGAAACATTACCAAGGACATCATCGGTGCGCTACAGACAGAAAACCAGTTCTTTAGATCTGTCTATAGTCCAGAAGAAGGTTTTTACCTATTGACTTTTGTAGGTCAGGACGTAACCTACTGCTTCGACGTTCGAGGAACAACAGAAAACGGGTCGTACCGTGTAACACGTTGGGTGTCTACAGGGTTTACTTCGTACACTAGAAAAGAAGACGGTACGTTGCTCATTGGAACGTCTAAGGGAATCAGCGAGTACGAAGGATACCAAGACGACGGAAACCCTTACCGCTTTAAGTACTACAGCCCAAGCCTAACGTTTGGTGATAGCTCTAGAATCAAGATATTGAAGAAGTTGAAGCCGACACTAGTTGGTGCAAACAACGCAACAGTATTCCTTAAGTGGGCTTATGACTTCAAGAGTTCGTACGCAACAGCAGAATTTACAGTAGGTGACCAAATTACTGGTTTCTTTGGTGTAAGTGAGTTTACCGCCGTAGAGTTTACTGGTGGTGCTTTGACAAACCAGAAAAGTTTAAACGCCACAGGATATGGCACAAGTATAGTAGTTGGACTAGAGGCCGATATTGACGGGTCTCAATTATCACTACAGGAGATTAACGTAATGGCCTTAATAGGTAAGTTGCTTTAACTAGGAGAATATGAATGAGCCTTTTAGATTATTTATTACAACCAGAGGTCGCTATACCGGGGTTTCTTGGTGGTTTGCTGACCGCTGAAGAATATAATAGACTATCGGACATAGGCGAAGAAGCTCTAGTTGGCACTACTGTCCGTGGACGTGAAGTACCGGGAGCCTTAGACATTGCCCAGATGGGTCTAGACCAAACTCAGTTTAGGCCGTTTACAGTCACTACTGCTACTGGGGGACAGTTTGGTACACAAATTGATCCTACTACTGGTCAGTTTAGGACAACCTTGGGTTTGTCTCCTCAAGAGCAAGCCATGCAGCAACAGTTGTTTGGTGGTGCAGAACAATTCTTTGGACAGGCGCAGCAACCGACTACAGGACGTGAACAAGAAATCTTCGAGCGTCTACGGGCTGTACAGACCCCTGAGGAGCAACGACAGCGTTTAGCTTTAGAAGAGCGTCTGGCGTCTCAGGGCCGCTTGGGTGTACAAACAGCACAGTTTGGCGGTACTCCAGAGCAACTGGCGTTGGCTAAGGCTCAGGAAGAGGCACAGAACACAGCCGCTGTACAAGCCATGCAACAGGCACAAGCAGAGCAGATGCAACAGGCCGCTCTGGGTCAACAAATGTTGGGCGCTAGTTACCTGCCTCAGGCACAGCTACTCGCTGCTACTCAACCGTCTCAAGAACTGGCGTCACAACAAGCAGGACTTCAGCAGTACGGCGCTGGTCTCTTTGGTGAAACAGCTATGTCCGGCCTTGAGCAACAGCTTCTCATGGAACGTGCTAGAGCAAACCTCTTGGGTCAAGTTGGTGGAAGCATGCTTAACCAAGCCTTTAGCGTTCCTCAAGGTGGCGGCTCAGGTGGTAACATAATTGAAGACATTATTAGCGGCGCTCGTGGTATGTTTGACAACACCCGTGATTTTTTTGATGGGTTATTTGACTAAGGAGAGAAACCGTGGCTAAGTTTTCACAAGAATTTTTAAGACAGATGGCAAGTCCAATGGGCTCTGTCCAAGGTGGTCTATTGTCTGCTGTGAAGGGTGCAGCGACTTTGCCTCAGCAACTTAGGAAGCAAGAGCAGATTCAAACACAAAAGCAACAGTTGTCTCAGATGGACCCTAATACTCCAGAAGGCTTGGCGCAGTTAGCTAAGTTTTATCAAGAGCAGGGTGACATGGAAAACGCTGTGAAGTACGCAAAAGCAGCGCGTGATTTGCAAGCACAAGGAGCAGCACAGGCTCAACTAGGTGTTTTTCAAGAGCAGGTAGCTCAAGCAGCAGAAGCAGCAGGCCTAACGGATCAAGCAGCGACTGCAAGGTCTACTACGGACATGGACGAGCTACGTGCTATCAGCAAGGACGTACGAGAGTTTCAGATTGAGCAACTGCCTCTGGACAACCCACAGGTCATCAAAGCACGACTAAAAATGGCTGGCTTTAGTCCAGCTCAGATTACGGCTATGGGTGACCTTTCGGCTGAAGAAGCAGACGACTTACTAAAAGGACGCACTGGTAAGCTAGAGGCTTGGCAGGACTCAGAGGGTAAAATTCAGGCCGTCAACGTCAACGACTTTGGTTTAGTCTACAATGACCAGACTAACACTTATGTTAAGGCCAGTGAGCTAGGGTTGGTACGTAAGGCCCCACAGGTTCAAGAAGTTGTTGACAAAGGCCAAGAAGTCGGTGCAAAAGCAATGGCAGAAGCCAATGTCAAGAGTTTTGTTGAGTTTAACACCAAGGCCCAAGATGCTCGTGACATGATTGAGTTGATCGACAGACAGACTGCCCGTTTAGAAGGTGGTATGCCTACGGGACTGTTGGCTGAGACAGAGCTAAACCTAAGACGCTTTGGTGAACTCATTGGTTTACCTTACGATCCTAATGTTACAAACGCTCAGGAGTTTGTGTCTGAAGCAGGTAAGATTGTTGCTGACCAGATCAAAGACTTTGGTTCAGGTACTGGCTTGTCAGATGCGGATAGAGAGTACGCTAAGTTAATTGCTGCTGCTGACATTACTACACAACAAGAAGCCTTGTTTAACTTGTTGAAGATCCGTAGACGTGCTATGGTTGAGACCGTGAATAACTTTAACAAGGTTAGAACTGCTACTGCAAAACGTGTAGGCGAGCAGAACATGACCAGCTTCCCAAGCATAACCATGCCAGAGGAGCCAGAAGCACCAGAAGCAGAACTTCCCGAAGGTTTTGAATTGGACTAAGACATGAAGACAGCGACTAATCCACAGACAGGACAGAAAATATACTGGGACGGTGAACAATGGTTGCCGCTCAAGACTGCCACTAACAAACAGACAGGAGAAGTCATTGGTATTGTTGAGGGAGAAACATTTACTGTAACCCCTCCACGCCCTCGTGAACCTGAGAGTATGCGAGAGATGATTAGGGAGACTCCAGAGCGTTTTCAGGAGACTCGTGAGCGTTACAGAAGTACTCTTGCTGGGGATGTCGAAAGACTACCCGGTAAGTTCAGAGTAGGCACCTCGCTTGCCGCTGGTGTTGGAGCTGCTGGAGAGACGTTAGGAGAAGTAGCAGGAGAAGCCTACCGTAGGTACACTCCTGAGACTGTCCAACGTGGTGTCTCAGAGGCGTACGAAGGTTCTATGCTTCAGCGTGGCATGGAAAAGGTAGGTGAGTTAGCTCAGGCGTACCCAGAGGAGGCTACTACTGCTGAAGCCCTCCTCAACATTGCTGGTGCTGGTCCCAAGATGGCGCTCCCGTCCATCCCTAGGCCTAGTGCGTCAGTACGTATGGCCTCAGGAAGAGCAACACAGGCTGTCCTAGAGGAAGAACGTAAGGCAGTAGCAGATAGTCTACTACCTGAAGACTACGTCAAAGCTCCGGGAACTGTGGAGCCTACAGGGGCCATGAATCGTAACGTGTACGTACCGTCGCCTTCCGAAGACAACGTGATTGACTACTTGGCAAAACTTCCTGAGTACAAAGGTGACCGAAACCCCGCTGTAAACGCTAAGGTTGTAGACGGACAGTTGGCAAGACATGAGGCAGACCTACAGTCGTACATCAAGCGGTCTAAGAACCCCAAGACTGACGTAGCTGACCTATCTGGAACTCTGGAAGAACTCAAGGCTGGCTTCCATGACCTTGATGACTACGTTGAGTTGATGCCTGATGCACAGAAGAAGGTAGACCTGTTGATCGACACGTCTATCAAGAGGCTCAACGACAAAGCGTCCAAAGGCGGCAAGATTACCGCTAGAGACATCCTTGAAGTCCGACGAGCCCTTGACAAGCAGATCTTCCGTAAGAAGCCCACAGCAGGTCTTGAGAACCCTGACCTAGCAGGAGCAAAAGAAGTAGCAGGTAAGTACGTAAGGGACGAGTTGAACCAAGCGTTCCTGAAGCTTATGCCTGATGACGAAGCCTATCGTCTTATCAATGGTATGGCTATGTTGTTTAGAGCTAAGAACCTACTGGACGTTAAGGCAGGTAAGGCCATAAACCAGACCATGTTGGGACGTACGGTCAAAGGTGTCGAAGACTTCTCTGGTCTTCGCTTCCCGACCACACCGTTGGCCCTTGGTGCTACTGCTGCTGCTGGTACTGCTGCGGTAGGTGGTATGCCTGTAGTTGCCGCCATCGCTGCAGGCACCGGGGTAGGCGTAGGTTTGGCCCGATTGTCACGTAAGCGCAGACGTGCGGAGATTCTTCGGGAGTTAATTAAGACTACTGACCGTATGATCCAAGGCGCTAACGTGACCGCAGAGACTATGGCTACCCTACGTGCCGACAAAGTTATGCTGGCGCAGATGCTAAATGAAGTTAATCAGGAGCCTGAGAATGAGCAATGATTACTTAGAGCTACGTAAAGCGGCCTCTAGGGCAGGGCCAAAAGCACAAGAATACTCTAAACAAGCAGTAAAGACTGCGTCTGCTGCTTTTGAACCCATGTTAAATAAGCCTTTTGGTACTGCCCCTGTTCGTGTAGAGCGTATGAGAGGAGGCCCTAACGCCTTCGGTCCCGTGGAAACAACTACGGTTGATGCCTTAGCCCCTCTTAACTTTGCCGCTGAAGAGTTAAGCACTCCTGCTGCTGCCGGAGGAATGCTGACACGAGCACCTGCTTTAGCTGGACGTGCTTTAAACGCTGTTGTTGAAAACGTACCTACTTATTTAGACCGTTTTTATGAAAGAAGTCCTATAGGTCAGGCATACGTCTTTGGTAAAGAATCCTTAGGCGCTGTTCCTCAAGCCACTAAACAAATGTTAAGCCCACAAGCTGCCGCTAACGCCAGAGTCAAAGGAACAGGAGAGCGTAGGATAAAAGAGTTCCAACAAGCTGACCCAAACACCGCACAAGGCAATATGCAAGCCAACGTGTACATGAGAGCGCAACAGGAAAACAGAAGCACGTTTGATAAAACTCTTTCAGACGTGAGTCCTCTGAACCAAGTCGAAACAAGAATGACTACTACTTCTGACAAGCCTTTAGAGGTTAAGAAAGGGTTGACTTCTGACTTTGACGTGCCTGAGGACATTGTAGACGACATGATGAAAACTGTGTTTGAAGCTCAAAACGCCACAGGCCGAAGTAAGCCCACCACAGTTGTAATTAGAAACCCTCGCGCTGGCTCTAGTACGTTAGGGGAGCAGTCAGTAGGTCTCTCCGGAAAGACTTCTTCTATGGCGGCTCGTGTATTGTCTAATCAAAAAAGAGTAGACGACATGAAAGCCATCTATAAAACAGACGAGCTAACTAAAGATCAGTACAAAGAAATTCTTGAGTTGTCTGGTATGTTTAACACACAGAACGTGCCTAAAATAGCCACACACCTTCCCAAAAACATGAGGAAAATGGATGGGTATGAGCTATTTAAAAACTATTTGTCATACACAAAAAAGAGTCAAAGGGGGCTGTCTGGAGGTAAAAACCAGAAACCTATCTTTGAGGCCGTAGAAAAAGCCAAGACAACTAAAGTTCCTAAGATGAAAGTCGGGCCTTCTAAAGTAGAAGAAACAAAAGAAGGAGTACTCAAGCTGAAGACAGGTTACGTCTCAGAAGCTCAGGAGTTAGGCGGTGTTGGTCATTTAGTAGTAGTAGACACTAAAAACAAAGACCTATATGGATTAGTGCACGACGGGCACGACATGTTTGGTATTACGCCTCCCGGAGGAAACTTCTTATTGAATGTTGCTCCAATACAGAAGATCAAGATTGGTCAGGGCGGGGGAATAAAGACTAAGAAGAGGAAGACAGTAGAAGGCAAAACAGAAGAAAAGGCCGTAAAAGAACTAGGAAGACGTACAGGAATTGAACGTCAACCTAGAGAAAGCCTATTGGCCTATCAACGTCGCGTAATGGGTGACTATCAAGCCCCAGTAACATCACAGGACAAGGCCGCTGTAACCCGCAATATAGCTGACACAGCGGCAGTAACCGGAGGCGCTGGGATGTTGACAGGTAATCTAATGAAAGACAAAGAAGAGCGCTAGAGACGCTCTAGCACCCACTTCAGACCCATGATCTCACCTCTAATCTCGTTGTTGCGAGCAGCAGGTATGGACTTGTGTAGCTTGTTCTCAAGTACTCTAATGCGAATCTCAATGTCACGTTTGATGTTCATAATCTAACCTTGAAAGAACGGGGGCACTAAGGCCCCCTTTTGTTTACAACTCGCAGTTGTTACCTGTACAAGCCAACTGTTGCGACCCTTCAGTCATGTCAGAGTTCTCAGAGATGTTCCAGTCGATGGTCTCAGGAAACTCCTCCTTCAACTTCTCAAACGTCTCCAGATCAATTGGTTCATAAGGAGCCTGTTGGTACGTATGCTCTGAATAAGGCAGGAAGCTTACGCCACTGATCTTGTCGAACTTGTTGTACAACCACTGACCCACCTCAAGGAACTCGTCGTCACGGTAGTAACACGTCATTGACGGCTTATGTTCACACCAGAAGTCCTGATAGATCTCCCAAAGCTCAAGTTGCTCCATAGCACCCATCTCAGAGGCCACCACAGCCCCGTCAGGCGCCTTTATGGGGAAGGAGAATACCTTGGTAGTGGGTGACATTACGTCGTCCTCTACGGGTATTCCTGCTGCCTCAAGGACGGTACAGAGGGGGTCTCTTGCGTCCGCTCTAACTCGTCTAATGTATTGATCTGAGTATCTAGGGTGGATACCACTAGCAGAATCAACCAACTGACTAACAGTACCGGAAGGTTTAACAGCAGTAATGGCAGCGCTAAGATTAATACCAAGCTTGCCAGCCCATTCCGCATTAGTACTAATTGATTCCTCTTTGAGAGCCACGAGCCAATCCTTAAGTTTTTCACGATCATCCCTCCCTGACAACACAGCGTGGTCCATGATTCCTGTTAGTGATACACCAAGAAGTGCTTCTTCTTCTGTATTCTTCTGCCACACCTTGCGGAGGTAGCGGAAGTCGGTTAGCGTAGCCTGAAGAGACCCAAGGATAGTTGCAACACGTACTTTTCGCTTGAGGTCTGACAACGTATCTCCTGCCCTGACAACAACTTCCGAAAGATTACAGAACTGGTAGGGCCGGAGGATGATCTCTGAGCATGGATTAGTTCCAAAATCATAGGTAGCATCTCGTCGCTCGTTCTTTGCAGCTTGCTTTTGACTTGCGACTCTAGAGAACATACCTCGTTCTCCGGAGCGGGACTCGTATAAACTTTTCCACTCATTTAAAAATGCCTCAAAGTCTGGCTTCTCTGTATAACACGCTGAGTTATTCGCTAGTCCCCGCTGAGGATTATCTTGCCACCATTGTCCTGACTTGCATCGTCTAAGTCTATCGTCGGTAAGATTAGACAGACTGATGAGAGCGGACCTGCGTACACCCCCGACAACGACGATCTGTGCAATCTTACAGCAGAGATCGTGACATTCGATGGAGCTAAGTTTACGTCCAGCAGCTTCCCGAAAGACACTGACTGTGAAGTTGAACAGATCGACAAGAGGCTCTGGACCAGATGCTCTACCCCCGAAAGTCTTAAGGGTTGCCCCTGCAAGTCGTACTCCAGACACGTCCCATTTTGGAACTTGGCCTGAATAGAGCAGGCTGATAAGTTCTCTGTAAGCCTTAGCCCATCCAATTTTGCTGTCAGCGACGTGTATAACGGTATCTGTGGCATGGAAGTCCTCTGCTACTTCTGGTAATTTAGTTACGTACTGACGTTCCACACTGAAGCCCACACCAGTGCCGCACATAAGTACGTACATCATCTCGTCAAATGCTTTAGGGTGGTCGATAGGCATGTAGGAGCAGTTAAACCCAGCTACATTGTCACGGTCTAAGGCCTCTCCAGCAGTCATGAGTGCTCGCATGGAAGGCATCACGTTCATGTCGTGAATGTCTGCAAAGATGCCGTTAGCTTCTTCAAGGCTCAACTTACCCTTCTCAATCCAGAAGTTTAAGTACCTGTCTATAGTTTCTTCCCAAGTCTCCCGTCGCTGTTCCTCTGGTAGGTAACGAGCGTAGCGTGACTTGTGTATGTACTGTTGATATGCGTCCATTAATTTAGTTCCTTAATTAGTCGTTCTATGTACCAGCGACACTTCCGTAGATCTTCGATTGGTTTACCTTTGTAGTCGTAGCGCCAGAGGTATTTCAGTGCGTTACCCTTGAGATAACCGTTGAACTCGTGTTCAGGCATGGACGCTTTGATTGCTTCGATGGCTTCGATTGCTCCTTTGTTGTAGTGGTCAGGCTGGTCCACAGGGTCTGCCTGCTTCGGCTTTCTTATGGACAGGTTGTTCAGTGCTACCACTGCATCCCACTCTTCAGGAGCTGCATCATCAATACTCATTTTCTTCCTCCTCTAGCTCTTGTTCAAACACATCTAGTCTGTTGATTAACTTGTCCTCAAACCTGTCCAGTAGTTGCTCTGAGGTTATCTGTAAGGCCTCCAGTAGGTCATCCGGGTCAAAGGTTTTCAAGAGGCGTTCCTTAACTTCCTCTAGTGTTAGCGACATGGTCAATCAACTCCTGTAGTGTCTCTATAGTATACCATAAAATGTTCTCTTTGTCACACCATTCTGACATAGTCATCTTGGCCCCCTTCCGAATCTTCTTGTTCGGTTGCATGAGGACAAAGATTAACTCTTGTCCTTCGGGGAGTGAGTCCCTGATGCTCGTATATTTTTTCGTATCTCCGTCTCTGAAATATCCTTTGCATTCAACAAGAGATAAACCGCTGCTATCGACAAAATCAGGACGATAAGACCTAGAAATAGTGTAGGGGATAGTGAAAGGCTCATAGTCAAACTCCTTTAGTACTTTGCTGACATCGTCTTCAAACGTGCTACGAAATCGTGATTTCTTGGACTTTCGGCTCATTATGTACCTCTGTTAAATAACGGGGACCTGAAGAATAGGCGAAGGCGCGAACGGTAGGCCAGCAAACCTTTTTGTAGGAGCAGTAGGAGCATCCGACGGCGAGTTTTTGGTTCCCACTCTTTCCATCGTCGATAGTGCCGTAGCATACGTCGGGCGGGGTTGGATGCTCCACTAGCTTTTTTACGTGTTCAATGCGCTCCTTGATGTCGTAACTTATGAGATCATAGACAGGGGCCTGAGTGTCCTCCTCGTCGTACATGAGGTACGTGAGGTGACCATTCTGCTTGTCCATTGCTAACCATCCAAATTTAGTAGCACCTTCTGAATACGCGTATCCTTTAATTTGAGCCACGTATCCAAATGGGTCGTCATAAGCCAGTGAACCGTCTTTGAATTTCCTAAACCCATAAGTTGAAGTGCTTTTAACGTCAGTAACAATACCGTTGATTTTACAGTCCATCGAACCTGTAATACCGTTAACTTCACACTTCTTTTGTTCATCCGTTACCTCATGACCTGCAGCTCTAGTTAGAAACAGTAGCATCTCCTCAATGAGGTGACCGTAGAGGAACTTGACATAGGTATGGCCTTGGATCTCATCGGACTTTTCTACGTCGTTGTAGACGTTCCACAGGTAGCGGTCCTCGCGCCCAATGTTAGACATGCGTAGCTTACGTCCGTCACGCTTACGTCCACCAAACTCGTTACGCATGAGGTCCTTGACGTTCTCTCCGAAGAGATCAATAGCAGACTCTAGGTCCACGCCTTCTGCTACTTCTTTCGTCTCCATCAGTTTGTAGATGTCCGACACCAGTGTGTACACGCTCTTCATACGTTAGCCTCAGTGGGTTTCTGCCCACGTTGTTCCGATTTGGAATTCTCCGTCAAGGGGACATCTGAGGTTAAAGTGAACCCCTGCCGCCTTGAGGCATTCGACTGCAAGCCAACCGTACTTCTCTGCTTGGTCTGCAACCACCTCCGATTGTACCTCATCATGTATGTTTCCTATAAAGTTGTAGTCTAGTTTCCACTGCGTTGCGTAGTCGTCCAGTATGACTAGGGCCTTCTTCATAACGATAGCCCCAGCCGCCTGCAACAACGTATTCAATGCAGCATGTTCAGATCTAACTCTAAGTCTTCGACCGTCAAGTCCTGTGAGATAGCCTCTCCCAGAAGCTCTAGCAACGCGTTCTCGTAGACTTTCAAGAGCAGGTGTATTTGATAGAAATCGTCGCTTAAGATGTGCGCCGTCTTTTGCGCTTCCGCCAACGATAGTTCCGATCTTTGCATCTCCTGCTCCGTAGAGGAAAGCGTAGATGAAAGTCTTAGCTTGAGGTCTTGTTTCAAGCCCTGCAGCCATTTGGTTTCTGGTGTGTATGTCTTCGGTGAGGAGGACATTAGTAAACTCCTTATCGTCCATGTAATGTGCCAACATTCGTAGCTCAAGGCCACTAGCGTCGAAACCTACTAGCTTCTTCCCTTCAGGCACAGTCCAGCAGGAGCGACACTCGTGCCCATACGGGCTATAGCTTGCTGGGACTTGAGCCATGTTGGGACTCTGGTGGGTCATACGTCCAGTGACTGCGCCGTTGCTAATGACACGACCATGAACTCTACCGTCGTCCTGCAAGTGTTCTAACCATGAGTGTACCTGTGCGTATCTCTTTTGTAGCATCAAGTATTCACTAACGGAACGAGCCTCTGGCAGGTCAATGGTGTCTAGTACAGCCTCATCAACGATGGGGTTGCCTTTCTCCGTAACTTTGTCAAAGACCACACCAAGCGTCGATAGCCTACGCGCAATCTGTTGTCTAGATCCGACATTGAAGATCTCAACTTTGTCTTTGAGACGCTTACCAGTTTTCTCAGACCACCTCTCATGTACAATCGGAGGAAACTTCTCTTGTAGTTCCTCTTCAATTTCATTCATTCTCTCCTTAAATGTTGCTAATAATTCACGCGCCAGTTGCTGGTCCAAGACCCACCCGTTGCGCTCCTGTTGCTGGACTATGTACTGCACCTTGTGTTCCAGCTTGATTGACTCAGGGTCAAACGCAGACATATCTCTGGTCAGACTCTTGTGCACTGCTTCTGTGACTTCTACGTCACGCTTGCAGTACTCGATCATCGCGTCAGAGAGCATAGACCAGTCGTCGTGGTCGCCCTTTGGGAAACCCAAGGTCTCGCCCCAAGCTCTCAATGAGTGTCCACCCTGTCTGCTTGGGTCAAACAGACGTGACAACACCAGTGTGTCCACTATGCGCTCAGGGGCCACAGAGATCCCCCAGAGACGTTCTAGCACTGGGAGGTCATAACCTATCAGGTTGTGTCCACAAACGCTCACAGAGCCTTCTAGGGCCTCACAGAGGGTATCAGGGTCTAGGTGTACCGTGTTTACACCGTCCTCCCGTGTTACCACACACCAAACGATGTCGGGAGTAAGGCCGTTGGCTTCCAAGTCAAGGTAGATCAAAAGTCGTCCCCTATGTGTGGATTAGGGACTTCAGACAGTCTACCCGTAGTGCGGTCATAGGCTAACCAACAGGCAGGTCCGGTTTCTCCCGTGTACCTGTTCTTCAACACTCGAACAGTCGTGGTGTTCCTTATGTCTTCGTTGGTGTTCTGTTGGTCGCGCTCCATACCTATGACAATGTCGGACAACTGAGCGATAGCTTGACTACCCCGTAGTTCACCCAAGCTGATCTGAGCACCGTCCTCGTGTGCCTTACCTTGGGATCGACGTAGGTGTGACACGAGGAACAGACAAATGCCCGTCTCTGCCACCAAGGTCCGTAGCTTAGTCATGATCTCGTCTATGGCTTTTCTTTCGTCTCCTGACTCTTGGGAAGACACGACGATTGACAAGTGGTCCAATATGACGTACCGGCAGTCAAGCGCTTTTGCCATATAGCGAACACGGGCGAGGAGGTTATCTGCTGAAGTTGACCCCCAATGGTCGAATAGGTAGTAACGTCCTGTTCCCAGTGTGCTCTCCCAAAACGGTCGTAGTTGGTCCACAGGCGTGTCCTCTTCCAAGTGTAGAGGCCTGTTTGCCGCCACCGACATGATACCAAGCGTTGTTCGGGCCAGATCTTCCTCAAGCGCCAAGACTCCAATATTGCCTTCGCATCGGCGTAGAAGATCGTACTCAATTTCTCTGATAAATTGGGACTTGCCCATACCACTGCCGCTAGTGATCGTGACGAGTTCATAGGGTCTATGTCCTCTGGTTATGTGATTAAGGCCTTCCCAAGGGTACGGGATGGACTTCACGTTTCTCTTTTCTACTAACTTGTCCCATGTGTCAGTGCCAGCTATGATACCGTCGGGCCTGTAGACCTTCGCATTCCACCAGTGTTGCGTAAAGTCCTTGACCCTGTTCGCCATGAGCATGTCACCAGCGTCCTTTAGGGGTAGCTTGCAGATCTTGAGCTTGTCAGGGCTAAAGAGATCCTTGACCTGCTCTACTGCTTCTTCTCCTGCCTTGTCGTTGTCAAAGCAGAGGACTACCGTGTCGTACCCTTCGAGCCACTCTAGCTGGGCCTTGATCTCCTTGGCGGCATTACCTGCTCCTGACCGTAGAGACACAACGTCCCACTGCTTACCTGACATCTCATAGATTGCCAAGGCGTCCAATTCGCCCTCAGTAATCGTGATATAGGTATCTCTATTGCACTGTTGTTGTCCGAAGAAGCCGACGTTGGCTACGTCCCCCATTGACATGAACCCTTTGGTTTTGACCTCGCGTACCTTTGCCGCGCATAGGTCACCAGTGGACATGTCGTAGTAGGGGTAGTAGTGTTTCTCTATTTCACCTGTGGATGTGTACTCAACGGTGACTCCGTAGCGCCCACAGGTGTCCTGAGATATGCGCCGTTGGGGTATGCTTGAGACCACTCCCCTGAAATTAAGGGGCTTGGCCTTAGGTAATTCTGAGGTCATGCCTTGGTCTCCACCGTGAACGTGATGCTGACAGCTAAAGCAGTGTTGACCACCGTCGCTGTAGATAGCGAGAGCGTCCGAAGAATTACACTCCGGACAACTCTCGTGTCTTAGGAACTTAGAAGTCTGCGGCATCGCCTACGGCAATCTCTGCTTCCTCTAGTACTTTGACCGCCTCAAGGTAGGTTGCTACGCCATGCACTGGGTGAGGCTGACCCAGCTTGTACTTCAGGCGGACTGTGGAGTTGTATGGGACTTCTCCGGTGTAGGGTGTGCCCTCTGCGTCAAAGACTTTGATCTCGTACTTTGATTTGAACTTGCGTTGCTTGTTGCCTTGGTAGTCCTTGATCTTGACACCGTTGGCTGCAAGCTCCGCAGCGTCGTCTTCTGACATTGTGATTGTCATGGAGTAGGCTCCAGTGGACTGACCGTTGAACACGTCATGTGCAGTCAGGTTGCTGAAGTTAACTACGCCTTCTACTGTTGTTGCTGTCATGGAATAATCTCCGTTGGGTTGCTTTGGTTTAGTCCTGAGGATGTCTCAGAACATACTAATAGTATACACTAAATGAATTTACCTGTCAAAAAAGAATCTATGATTTGTATGCAGGTGTACATAATGAACATCATAAACCCTATACCCCCAGCAGGACAGATCACATTGGCTTTCCACGGGTTGTCCCGTATCCACTGCTCTAGCTCCTGCTCTGTCTTCATATTATGTTCACATATTCATCGTTAATGATTGTCTGCACATGGACGTACCCTTCGGGCCAGTACGTGTAGGACTCTTTAAGCGCCTTGGCTGTCCTACGTACTGAGGCCTCAAAGTGTTCGAACATCCCTAGTTCCTCTTTATAGTACCAGAAGGGGATACGTAGGACTGGCTCCGCTGGTCCATGTTCCTCGTAGTACACAATGATCTCAGCGTCGTTGCCTATAGGCCCGTCGTTACCAAAGTGTTTCGAATGCTTGTTCTGTGGTTGTTTCACTCGTCCTCCTCTAGTTCAATACCTTGGAACTCTTCGTCTATGTAGTTGTACTCTGAATCATGAATTTCTGTCTTCAGTAGTGCCAACGCTTCGTCCTCTGTTTCTGCAGAGATACGGTAGACGTGCTCTATCGTTTCAATGGTCTTGATACAGTACCTATTCACTGTTCACCCTCCGGTAGTTCGTCACTGGCTAGGAACAAGATTTTGTCCAGTGTGTTCCTAGACATCACCACGTTGCCACGGTCGTCCAGAGACAACTCTAGGTCCTTACGTAGGACAAAGGGTATGCCACCCCAAGGGTCCCGCCTCATGATGTCATTGGTCACTGTACGGGCTTGTGTGTAGCCGAAGCAGTAGACGGAGTAGTCACCCCCGTCGACCACATAAATACTCTTTTCGTCTATAAACATAAGTTTACTCCTGTAGTACTACTGTAGTTAACTACTACTGCTTCTACTTTAGTATATATACCTAAGTATACCTTAGTAGAGGGTATCATAGTTTTCGTCTTCTGTAAATATCTCATATTGGTAATATTCCATAGTTTCTGAGTCTACTCCCGCGCTAGCACTAGCAGAAAGGCAAATGCCGCAAATATCAAGAAAGTTACCATGTGCGTCCTTTTTAGTTAATTCTGATTCCTCTAGTATTCGATTACAGGCCTTACAACGCATCTCTCCAGTCCTCCCCGTGTATTTCAATCATCATACGCTCTAGATGTCTAGTGTTGAGCCTAGAGTATTTACGTAGGCAGTCCAAGCGAAACATCTCAGTCTCAAACTCGACTATGTGGTCCACCATTGCTTGCTCCTCTGGGTCTCTGGAAGGCTCTGGGATGTCCCCAGAGTCCTCCCCGTAGTAACCCCTCTCGTATTCCTCAAACGTCATTGTAAGCCCCCTGCATACGTTGTATAAGCTCGTCGATGATCTTCTGCTCCTCCTCCTTCCACTCCTCTATATCGTCAAGGCCCTCGTAGTCCTCAGCCTCAAGTGTGTCGTAGTAGTAGTCGTGCGCTTCTTCCCATGATTCTCTAGGCATCGTCTATGTCTCCTGTGTTGGCTTTAAGTGTTGCACTCACTGTTAGCACTAAGGCGGCAAGGGCCACGATAGGCAACAGGAAAGGCACCATAAGCAGTCCTAATCCTCCCACAATGTACCTCATTCGTCTATGTCTCCTTTTATGTATAACCAGAGTGTGATTATACCAGATGCCGCTAGTAATAACAATACGTCCCAAAATGGTTGCCAGCTCTCGAACATCTCTAGTCATCCTCCTCAAACAGTCCCAAGTCCTCAGCACAGTAAATACAGACGTGCTGATCCACGGCTGTAGGCTGTGCCTCCATCGTGTCTAGGTGTAGCACGTAGCTCTCATTTCTGTACCACTCGCCACACTCAGCGCATTCGTATACCTCGCCCATGCTTCTAGTCCTCCTGTCGTAGCGTGAGGTAATCCGCTGGCTCTATGTCCAGCGTATGAACCCGCAGTAGTTCCTCCCAGTCTCCGAAGTTGTCGAATATTTCCTCCGCCTGTTCTCTGGACTCTGCTTCAACTTTGACCTCGTATACTTTGGTCATGATTACTTGATATGTACGCTTCATCTCTAGCGCCTCCCTTGTCGTAGCTTGGACCACCATCGTATGACTCTCCAGAATCTCCGGTGGTTCTTATCAGTGTCTAGGAATCCTAGCTTGTCTCTCAACCCACACAGAAGCCGTGAGTAGTTGTTAATGGTGTACTCTGGGTACATGAAGCCCTTGCGTCCGTCGTAGATGTCCCAGACGTGGTCTTCGTGGTTGTACCAGATTGTGTATCGTCCAAAGTTCATGCTGTAGCCCTCGCGTTTATGCTGTCCTGTGTCAGTGTGTCGCAGTAGTCCGCACCTCTGGACTTCAACCACTGGTTAATGTGCTTCGACGTGGTGACGCTCCAGAAGTCCTCTGTCTTGAAGTAGTTACCCTCTGCCGTCTGCAGTGCAACGGGTGTCTCGTAGCTGAAAAACACTGTAGTGCCGTCGGTGAATTCAACCTCTGTCTTGTTACTGCCTAGTTGTCGTAGTTGCATAGTCTTAAGCCCTCCAGTGGCTCGTGTGTTGACTCACTGCTGGACACTCTAGTGAATGCCCAACGATTAGTCAACCTCCTTATGCCGCGTATTCAAACTGGTCGAAGTATTCGTCAGGCCTTGAGTTTATACATAGATCAACGTCGATGCCAACCGATCTCAACTCCTTACCGATCTCTTGCATCTCTCGAATAATGTAGTTGCGTCTCTTCATCAACTTAACGTGCTCTGGTAGGTCCTGACCGTAACCACTGTTCTGCCACTCGTCGCTAGCGTAGTACTGTGACAGCTCCTCTAGAATCTCTGTCCAATCGCTGTAGTAAATGGCGTACATCTCAACAGCGGTAGACAATGTGCGGTGGCTGTTCTCAAGTGTCTCGTGGAGACCGTAGTTAACTTGCTTAGTCATGATAATGATTCTCATTTGGGGTGGCTTCGGTCCCCGTCTCGCCATGTGTGTAGTAAACCAGAAACCCAGTTGAGAAACAAGGGTAAATATTTCACACAAATAGACTATTGACCACAGCCCATGATGTATGCTAATCGCGTGTGCGCGTGTAATAAATAGCTCGCGTAGCAACAATCATGCCAACCTATGGGGACCAACATAAGCCCACACACTTGTCAACTCATGCAAATCCCATGCCAAGTTACCCCATGCAAGGACCATGCCAACTCTAGTCGCTACCATAGGCCGCGCCCTGTGTCAACTTTTGTTGAAACCCGCGTAGAAACTAGGGGCGGGGGAGGGGTTGACATGTGTTAGACTTTTGTAGTAGCTACCTAGGCACAAAATAGGGTAAAATTAGGAAAATTACCCCTAAATTAAACTCGTGTAAGCCGTTGATTATACTCGTGTTTGTACTTCTACTGCTTTTACCTCTAAAATAGCTTGACTTTTATGTAAACTTATGGTATACTATTGTTGTAATCAGGGATAATTTATGTTATGACCGACGTTGTTAAAAAAAGAGGTCGTGGCAGACCCCGGAAGTCAGAAGTAGCCGCTGTAAAGCCCGGTAACAAGGGTGTAGTAGGCCGACCAAAGGGTGACGCAGCGATAATTAACGAGTACAAAGCTCGTATGCTGGCTAGTCCTAAGTCACGTAAGGTCCTAGAGACAATATTTGATGCTGCTTTGGACCATGACCATAAAAATCAAGCTGCTGCTTGGAAACTTGTGATGGACCGTATACTACCAGTGGGTGCCTTTGAGAAGGACGTAGTAAAAGATGCTGGTCGCAACGCTATACAAATTAATATTTCTGGTGTTGGTGCTGTTGACGTGGGCACTCCTGAAATCATCGAAGGAGAAGTAGTAGAAGATGACTCTTAAGTACTTTACTAGAGAAGAATTCGACTGTCAGGTCACTGGTACTAACAATATGGAACAAGAGTTCCTAGAAAAGTTAGACCAATTGCGGGGTGCATGTGGCTTCCCCTTTGAGGTAACGTCAGGTTACCGTCATCCAACTCAGCACCCTATTGAAAGAAAAAAGGAAGTGCCGGGAACACATGCGCAGGGGATTGCGGCTGACATAAAAATAACAAACGCCGCTCACCGCTACACCATTGCAGCTAATGCTTTAAACCTTGGTTTTACTGGTATAGGCATTGCTGATACGTTTGTACATGTGGACACTAGGGGCACTACTCCAGTGCTTTGGTTGTACTAATGTTATACACAAAGAACAAGAACCTGACAGACACCAGTACGCAAACAATTGTAACTATTCCTGACGGTTACGTTGCACACTGGAACATGGCGTTTGTAGCTAACCTACATAACTCTACTAACAGTATTACGTTGTTTGTAGACAAACCTAGTCCAACAGAAGATGTGTATATTTACAATGGTACTAACATATCGTCAAAAGAAAACCTATTGCTTGACGGTAATGCAGTGTTTGTTTTACAGCCGGGGGACATTATTAAGGCGTCTAGTGGTAGTGCGGGGAACGTAGAAGTAGTAGTTACGTTTGATTTAATAGAAGCATCACCGGTGTTTAATAATTTTAATGGATCTTAATATAGAACTACTGCCTTGGCAGCAAGATGTTTGGGCAGACGACACAAGATTTAAAATAGTAGCTGCTGGTCGACGTACGGGTAAGTCTAGGTTAGCAGCGTGGATGTTAATAGTAAACGCACTACAGGCGGACAGAGGCCATGTATTTTACGTCGCACCTACTCAGGGACAAGCCAGAGACATCATGTGGCAAACCCTTTTGGAACTGGGACATCCTGTTATTAGTGGTAGTCACATTAATAATTTGCAAATTAAGCTGGTCAACGGAGCCACAATCAGTCTCAAAGGTGCAGACAGACCAGAGACTATGCGAGGTGTCAGCCTCAAGTTTCTAGTCATGGACGAATACGCTGACATGAAACCAGAGGTATTCGAGCAGATACTTAGACCCGCCTTGGCGGACCAAAAGGGCTGTGCGATGTTCATTGGGACACCAATGGGAAGAAACCATTTTTACGAACTTTACAAATATGCGGACTTAGATGATGACCCTACGTACAAAGCTTGGCACTTTACGAGCTATGATAACCCGTTGTTGGACCCCAGTGAAATCGACATTGCTAAACGCTCTATGTCTTCTTATGCGTTTCGTCAGGAGTTTATGGCGTCGTTTGAAGCCCGTGGGTCAGAAATGTTTAAGGAAGACTGGGTTAAGTTTAGTGAAGATGAGCCGGAAGTAGGAGATTACTACATTGCTGTTGACTTGGCAGGCTTTGAAGAAGTCAACAAGAAAAAGACTAAGAACTCCAAGCTTGACGACACAGCCATCGCAGTGGTTAAGGTCAATGAGCATGGTTGGTATGTTGACAATATCATATACGGTAGATGGAGTCTTGACGAAACAGCAGCTAAGATATTTCAGGCCGTTAGAGATTACCGTCCCGTGTCGGTTGGAATCGAAAGAGGTATTGCTAAACAGGCTGTAATGTCTCCGCTTGTTGACATGCAGAAAAGATATGGTATGTTCTTCAGAGTAGAAGAACTTACCCACGGTAACAAAAAGAAGACCGACAGAGTAATGTGGGCACTACAAGGTCGTTTCGAAAACGGCTACATTACATTAAACAAAGGTGAATGGAATTCTAGATTTTTAGATCAGTTGTTCCAATTCCCTGATCCTTTGACGCATGACGACTTGATAGACGCTTTGGCGTATATTGACCAACTGGCAAATGTAGCGTACGACTACGACTACGAAATTGAGGACCACGAAATCTTAGACGTGGTAGCAGGATATTAATATGAGTAAACTATACGATACAGACCCTTTGCTGGTTGAAGAAACAATTGAGGACTGGGTCATTACCAAATGTGAGGATTGGCGTGACTATTATGAGTCGAATTATGAACAGCGTTTTGAGGAGTATTACCGACTCTGGCGTGGTATATGGGATCCTGCTGACAGCCAGCGTGGGTCTGAGCGTTCCCGTATTATTTCTCCTGCACTTCAGCAGGCAGTTGAGTCTAATGTAGCGGAACTAGAAGAGGCTACGTTTGGTCGTGGTAAGTGGTTCGACGTTAGTGATAATCTAGGCGACACCAATAAACAAGACGTACAGTTTCTACGTAACAAGCTTACGGAAGACTTTGAAGAGTGCATGGTGCGTAAAGCAGTAGCAGAATGCCTTATTAACGCAGCAGTCTTTGGTACAGGCATTGGTGAAATCATAATTGAAGAAATGAAGGAGATGGCTCCTGCTACACAACCTATCATGGGTGGAGACTTACAAGCAGTAGGAGTAAACATTACTGACCGTGTAAAAGTCAAGCTAAAGCCTGTACTACCTCAGAACTTCCTAATTGACCCTGTAGCAACGTCTGTAGAAGACGCCATGGGTGTTGCTGTAGATGAGTTTGTAAGCCTACACCAAGTAGAACTTTTGCAGGAACAAGGAGTATATCGTGACGTATACGTTGGTCCTGCTGCTCCTGATACTGACTTGGAGCCTGACCAAGACATAACAATCTACAACGATGATAAAGTAAGACTGACTAAGTACTACGGTCTTGTCCCACGAGAGCTTCTACAAGGGGCTACAGAGGACGATACAGAAGAATTAGTATCTGAGCAAGACTCTAAATCAAGATACGTAGAAGCAGTCGTAGTAGTCGCCAATAGCGGCATTCTGTTAAAAGCAGAAGCTAACCCTTATATGATGACTGACCGTCCTGTAGTTGCTTTTCCTTGGGACGTAGTACCCGGACGTTTCTGGGGCCGTGGCGTATGTGAAAAAGGTTACAACAGTCAAAAGGCTTTGGATACTGAGTTAAGAGCCAGAATTGACGCTTTAAGTCTTACGATCCATCCTATGATGGCTATTGACGCAACTAGGCTACCTCGTGGTGCTAAACCTGAAGTACGCCCCGGAAAGATGATACTGACCAGTGGAAATCCTAAAGAAGTACTTCAACCGTTCAACTTTGGTAATGTTAACCAAATTACTTTTGCCCAAGCCGGAGCACTGCAGCAGATGGTACAACAAGCTACCGGAGCAGTGGACTCAGCAGGAATCGCTGGTAGTGTTAACGGCGAGGCTACTGCCGCTGGCATTAGTATGTCTCTTGGCGCTATTATTAAACGTCATAAGCGTACACTAATTAACTTCCAGCAGTCTTTCTTGATTCCGTTTGTCAAAAAAGCAGCCTATCGGTACATGCAGTTTGACCCTGAGAACTACCCTGTAGCAGACTACAAGTTTAACGCAAGCAGTACTCTAGGCATTATTGCTAGAGAGTACGAAGTAACCCAGCTTGTACAACTACTACAGACTATGCAAAAAGACTCTCCGTTGTACAATACACTAATTCAAAGCATTATTGACAACATGAACTTGTCTAACCGTGAAGAGCTTCTTACGGCTATGCAACAAGCTATGCAACCTAATCCACAGCAGCAACAAATGGCTCAGGCAGCACAACAAGCACAGCTTCAACTACAACAGTCCCAGACAGCGGCTCTCAGCGCACAAGCGCAAGAGTCTTCAGCTAGGGCCACCAAGTTGGCTGCAGAGGCTCAGGCAGTGCCTATGGAGCTTGAGATCGACCGTATTAACGCTGTCACCCGAAACCTTCGTGAAGGTGACGCAGAAGATAAAGAGTTTGAGCGCCGTATGAAAGTGGCCGATACTCTCCTCAAAGAAAAGCAGATAGAAGGTAAAACAAATGTTAACCGACCGGGAACTCCAACTCCTACTCAACCAAGTCCACAACCACTTCCAAGGAACATTCCAACACCTAGCGGACCTAGAAACCAAGGTGGACCACTTGGAAACCAAGGTGGAGGAACTCAGTAATGCCAAAGTCCAAGGACCCAAAACTAGCACGAGCGGGCGTAAGCGGGTACAACAAACCAAAGCGGACGCCTAGCCACCCAACAAAGAAGTTTGTGGTAGTAGCCAAGGAAGGCGACAAGACTAAGACTATTCGTTTTGGCGATGCCAAGATGACTATTAAGAAAGACCAGCCCGCACGACGGAAATCGTTTAGAGCACGTCACAAGTGTGACACAAACCCACCTAGTAAACTAACAGCACGATACTGGTCGTGTAAAAAGTGGTGATTATATGAAAGTAAGTGCGCCTAAAGGCCATCACTGGATGAAGAGTGGTAAAGGCTATAAACTAATGAAAGACCCTGCGGACGGCTACAAGCCACATAAGGGTGCGTCTAAATCTGCAAACTTTGAAGTACAGAAAGTTCACAAAAAGTAAGGAGAATATTATGGGATACGGAAGTAGCGCATACGGCGGTAAAAAGAAAAAAGTAAAGAAGCCAAAGGGTAAGTAACCATGCCTAAAGCTAAAACTAAAAAGGCTAACGACGCTTGTGCAAAGAAGGTTAAATCCAGATACAAAGTCTGGCCTTCTGCATACGCCTCTGGTGCTGTAGCTAAATGCCGTAAAGTCGGCGCTAAGAACTGGGGTAATAAAAGTGGCCGTAAGAAAAAGTAAGAAAGGTGCTGCTCTTAAGAAGTGGTTTAAGGAGGAATGGGTAGACGTAAAGACAGGCAAACCCTGTGGACGTAAGTCTGCAAAGAAGGGTGAGTCTAAACGTCCGTACCCCTCTTGTAGACCTAAAGCTGTTGCGGCTAAGATGACCAAAGCTGAAAAGGCTTCTTCTGCACGACGTAAGACAGGACCTAAACGTATAGCACATGCAGTTACTGCTTCAGGCAAACGTAGGAAATCTACAAGAAATGCTTGACAACTGCTAAAAAGTATGGTATAATAAAACTATAGTTAACAACATTAGAGGAAACTATGACTCCTGAGCTTGAAACCTACTTCGACAACTACAACGAACTCTTCAATCACGAAGGTTTCAAACAACTCTTGCAAGAGCTTTCCACAAACGCACAACAGTTAGCAGATATACAGACTGTAAAAGACGTAGAGGATCTCTTCTTTCGTAAAGGTCAGGTAGCTGCTTTTGCAACAGTAATTAATCTACAGGGTACTATTGAAGCTGCTAGAGAGCAGGCTGAAGTAGAAGAAGAAGGCCCAGTAGATGTATAAAATCTATGACTTCCGTTGTACTAACGGACATGTCACAGAAGAATTTGTAAAGGACAACGTCACAGAAAGTAGGTGCAAAACCTGTGGCGAACCCTCTACAAGAATGGTATCTGCCCCGTCTTTTCACCTTGATGGTTCTACTGGGGACTTCCCCGGTCAGCACATGAAGTGGGTACGAGAACACGAAAAAGCAGGTAGAAAGAAATCTCCACAATGATTATAATCACGGAGTTTAATTATGTCAAAAGCTATGATGCTTGATC